TTATTTGTTTTCGAAATTACATTCCGGCAAACCGGTAATACTGGTTAGCAGTGATAATATTCCGGCCAGCATGGATGTGGAAATTACTAATTTCGTGTCTATCTGCCCAAGTACAGTTACGGTTCCAATTGTTGCTATGGCGGTCTGCGCGACAGTCTTTATTGCCCTGATACCGGCACATTTAGCCCATTTTTTCCAATCTTTTGCTTTCATGTTACCATCCTTTCTTTTCAGGGGTGATTAAGCCGTTTATCATTAGAGCGATTCGATTATTATCCATACAGTTCAGCAATTCGTGATACGCCTACATAAATTTCGGAAATTTTATACCATGTAGTATAATCGACTGTTCCGGTCTGTGGCAGCCCGAATACTTTCTGGAATGTACGGACTGATTCTGCAGTTGCAGGTCCGTAAATCCCGTCAGCAGTAATTTTCGGAATAGCAGGATAAGCACCTGCTATGACATTTAATTGTTCCTGCATCTGCAAAACTTTATTGCCGGAAGAACCAATTTCCAGAGTATAGCCAGGCCAGGAGGATGGGATGCCGGAGATGGCTTCGGCGGTGTTAATGTACATGTCGTCACCGTAGTAGTAACGGAGAATTTCGATAGGGGAATAGCCTTGGTCGCCTAAGGATTTGGATCCCCATTGGGTCAACCAAATTGTCATAACCTATAAAGTACCCGCAAACCCTTGATTTTACTTGGCTTGCGGGTATTTTACCTGTATAAGAAAAAGTAGATTTTAAGAGAATCGTTCTTGCGATCGTAGATAATCTTGTCGATGATCTGCTTCAGGGCTTCGTTCTTTTGCACGTATGTATAATTGTTGGAGATGAGAATATCGTACACACTCCGGACCTTCTGCAGCATGGCATCCGCTGGATCCTGATCAGATTTATGCGCTGCCTTTTTCAATTCCTTTAATTGTTGTTCTAAGGATTCCCGTTCTTTCTGAATGATAGCTTTATTCGCTTTATATTCTTCCAGTGTATCAATCCCTTCCCGGTAGGAGGCTTTTATTCGTTCCTCTTTGCCGTTTAAACTTTCCAATTGTTCTGTTATAGCCTTGCGCTCATCAAACTGCTCTGTCGGCTGATATTCACGCAATTCATAGACAATATCTTTGGTATCCAATATTTCTTTGATGCTGGCCAGAACTTCCTTTTCAAGGACCAGTGAGCTGATGCCATTCGGCTTTTTACATTTACCTTTACTGTATCCATAGCAGGAGAAGTAAGAATATTTTTCCCCATTGACTCGTTTCATAGTGGTTGAGGTTAAGGTGCGTCCGCAATCCGGGCATTTCAGCAGTCCGGAGAGCCAGTGCTTATAAGTTGAAGAGGGGCGTTTGCCGACCGGCTTGTAGGTGGCTTTAAATCGTTCCTGTGCCGATTCAAACAATTCCTTTGATATAATAGCCGGCTGTTGCCCTTCTGTAACAATCCATTCGTCCTTATCTTTGATACGATTGGTGCTGTTCTCTGTCCGGTTCCACCGGATCATGCCACAATAGGAAGGATTCTGGATGATATATTCGACAGATCTTCGCTCAAATGGCTTTCCGTGCGAAGTCTTGAGCCCTAAAGAATTTAGGTATCTGGCGATATCAAAGAAGCTCATGCCTTCATTTGTGTATTTTTCGAATATAGTCCGAACAATCTTTGCTTCTTCCGGAACAATCACCGGCGGCTTGCCATGCTCCACAACCTTGTAGCCAAGCGGCGGACGTGCCTGGTATGCTCCGCGGAGTGCATTTTCTTTCATACCTCGATACACTTCGCCAGATAACCGGATAGAGTAGTATTCGTCCATCCATTCGATGATACGCTCGATCAGTGAACCGAAAGGATCATCGGAGAGTGGTTCAGATACACTCACGACATCTACATTGTGCTGCTTTTTTAATAGAGATTTATAAACGATAGATTCTTCCTGATTCCTGGCGAACCTGGAAAACTTCCATACCAGGATCAGATCGACTGGATGGTCATCACCTTTGGCCAGTCCGATCATCTCCTGGAAGCCGGGACGTTTGTTGGCTTTTCTTCCGGAGATACCTAGGTCCGTGAAGATCTTCAGGATTACAATATTGTTCTTGGCTGCATAGTCCCGGAGGAGGTGCTCCTGGGAGTCCGGGGAAATTTCTTCTTGATCGTGAGTGGATACCCGGATGTAGCCGTATGCATATTTTACTCTCATTGTATCACCTTCCAGTAATTATATGTGCGATGTCGCACAAAAATGGGTACAAAAATAACACCTATGCAGGTGCC